TCGCTCAGTTCGTTGAGTGCGCCTACCATATCCTTGGCCGAGGAAACCACTCGTTCAAGGTCGGCAATACGTGCCTTCAGTTTGCGGTTCTCTGCCTCTGCGTCAGCAAGGGCAAGGTCTAAATCTCGTTCTTCGTCGTTCATGCTATCGCTCCTTCGGTAATGACCCATTGGGTCTTTGGTTTCTTGTAGTGTGCGCCCCACTTGGTTCGCTCTCTGGGATGAGGGCAGTCGTCTGGTACAGGCACAGCAACCCACACCTTCTCGAACTGCCCACGCTTGCCCATGCGCCAGCGGTCTACATACACATCGGGCATGGCTCTCAGGGATGTCCTCACGTTGGAGGGGTGAATCCCCGTGATTTCCGCTATCTCGATGGGCGTCAGGCCGCTTGGCTTTGAGCGTAGTAGCGTACGGATTTTCTTCTGCCGTACAGGGGTCATACAAATCTCCAATCACCACAGCGGGTGCAACGGTATGCGGGTCGGTCTTTGTTGGTTCCTTCTTCCCAGCGGTGTTTACAGGTCATATGATCTCTCCGTAGTTCCATTGTTCTCCACATCCGGGGCAATGCACCCGGTCCTTTAGTAGGTGAAAGAGTTGGTTGCCACACGCTACACATGTCCAGCTGTGCGCATCGGGTGATGGCATCACATCGAACTTGTTTCGCCCGCGCATAGCGCCGCACTCAGGGCACTCAAACTCCGTGGTGCCCGGCTTCCACACGGCGGTCCACTCGTGGTTGCACCCTTGGCAGTACAACTGCCCTGCCACATGTGGCTCTCTTTCTTCCTTGGCCTTGGCGAAGTCAATGATCTCAGTCATCTTCGTCATCCTCCATGTGTTCCTGCAACAGTTGTAGTTTGGCGAGGTCAAGGCATCCGAGGGCGGTGGGCAGCACCATCACCTCGTCGTACTTGTGAACCACCTCCAGCAGTTCATCCACCAGCTTCTGCGCCAGCGATCCTTGGTAGTCGTAAGTCATGCCTTCTCCCTGAGTTTGCACTCGTACACTTTTTCGCCCACATAAAACAGGTTCATATTGCGGCACTCCCAACCGATCGTGCTTGCTTGATTGCGGCGATGGCTTCATTGGCTTTATCAGCACCAGTCCCAGCCCAATTTGGAGTGCTAAATGGCGTCAACGCCTCCAGCGCCAAGTCCAATGCTTCGTCTTTTGCTGCAACCTCCCGCGTCGCATCGCTCAGGACTTTCGCAAGAACGTCATACTGCTCACACACCTGCTCATACAGTTGTTTGTATTCTTCGGTCATAACGGCGCGTCCTCATGGTTGCCGGGGTTGAACTTAGGGACTCGTTTGCCCGTGTCTTTAGGGTTTGGGAATGGTGGAAAGGGCCATGTCATACGTCTTCTCCAGTGGTTCTCAGGACGTAGTCGGAAATCTCGTACACATACTTCAAAACCTCTTCAAGGTCTGACTTGTGCGTAAACTTCCGATCCACACTCCGCTTGATTTCCTGCAATGCCTTGAACGCTTCGTCTGCGTGTATCGCCCGGCGACACTTGTCAGTGTCCTCGGGGTAGTTGAACTCAAGTACCGCTTTCATTTTGCTTCTCTATTGGGGTCCAACCAAATCGTCTCCACGTACGTTGCACATCGGTGTCGGCGGCGCAATAGTATTTGAAGTTCTTGTCGAGGATGTTGGGTCGCACCTCGGTCTGTGCTCGGTGGTGTTGCTCTACCACTTTGAGTTTGGGTTGTTTCATTTTGTTTCTCCTTCGGTAACATCTGTTAGGTTTGCTTCAGGTGGTTCGATCAGTACAAATACGTTCTCGTTTGCTCTCATGCCCAAGTCAGATACAAACTGCGCTGGCTCGATAAGTTTGAGCATACCGATCCGGCTACGTATCCACTCGGGGAGCGTATTGTCATCGCAAATTTCCACCTTGTCACTCTGTTCCACTACGTACGTACTCCCACGCCGAGTGACAACAGCGCCCTTCTTCTGCGTACTAATAACACCTTGCGTTGCTTTTATAGTCTCCAGCTCCACCCGCGCTTTCTCAGCTACTTCGTGGTTAGTCACAAGCAGCTCGTACTCTTGTGCAGGGTAGTGGTCCTTGACATACGCCATGAACGCCTCGAACCCAGCACCCATGACATACTTCTTGGCCGCACGTTGCACAATTTCAGTGGCCGCACCTAGCTCACGGTTCTTGCTCCACTCGGCATCTTGCGCTACCGCCCCCGCTTTGCCCCTTGCTATCCTTGCCACTTCTTGTGTATCGTTTGGGCCGAACATCTTCTTGACCTTGGCAATCGCTTTGTTCGGGTCCTTGGTCTTGTAGTAATTCGTGCGCTCCATCTTGGCTTTGATGCGGTCGTTGGTCACGCAGATTTGGTAGTCACGCCCCTCGTATCTGCGCGTAATGACGCCCAAGGGTTCGCCGTCACACGATACGTCAAAGTTTGTTAGCCACAACGTGCTTTGGTTATTCGTACTCACGCTGTGAGCACCCGAACCCTCGAACTTCCACAGCGGGTACAGCACTGCCAGCTTTTCAATCACCGGCTCAAGCATGGGGTGGGCGAGGACTTTATCCCTTGCAAGTCCGTGGGTAGTTACAAACTTATCCACGTTACTTTCCAACACCACGTTACTGAAATTCATTGCGCTCATCATCTACTCCTTACCAATTAAACTTGTTCAAGATCGCATCGACCTTGGATTTCACTTCGCTACGCGCCATTGAGTCTTCCTTGATACTCTCAAGGTTCGCGCCCAGCATCGTCAGCTCCAACTGCTTACGCGCCTCCTCCAGCTTGGGGTCCTTGGTCACGTTCAGCTTCGTCAGCAACTCACACAACTCCAGCGGGTTGGTGATCAGGGTATCGTGGTATCGCTTCTTCTCATCGCCGTGTTCGGTGTCGGTCAGCTTCTCCGAGATACCCACTAGCATCGTATGCAGACGCTCCCATGGAGCTCGCATAGCCTCGGCCAGCTTCTCTTCTTGTTGGGTCACGAACTCAGCTCGCATCTCCTCCAAGTCATTCGCTGGAATGTCCAGTCGGAAGTCACCTGCCTCGGGCACAGGTTTCACGGTGCGCCGGAACCCGAACTTCAACCTAACATCTGTTAGGTCTGGGTAGTCCTCAGCTTTGTACAGTCGGCCAAGATTCACCTGCGCCTCCTGCACCAGCCGTGGGTACTCACTGAAAAAGTTCTGGCACATCGTCTCGAACGTCTGCTCGTAGGCGTTCATCGTCTGCTTGTATTCCATGAACAACGCAGTCGGTAACATTCGCTCGCCCTTGTCTGCCCACGGCAGGGTACGTTGGTTGTGGTACAGACGAATTCGCGCAGCCAACTTCTCGATGTCCTTGCGTAAGCTCGTACCTGCGAACAAGTTCTTCTTGGTCTGCGATGCGTCACGCACTGCGGATGCGTCCGTATTCACTTGGGCCGTGGTCTCACGATCAATCTTCGTGGCAGGCCACACGCTGATGTTCAACTCAACTAATAACGCTGATGCACTGATACTCATTTCATTGCTCCTTCAAAAGTTTAATAAATCCAAGCGCCGTCTTGCGGTCGTCTAACCATTCGGTTATCACCTTGTATGCGGAGGGTTCGTAGTATTGGTCATCCGTACTCTCCACCACAGCCCACTTACCCGTCCCCGCATGGTTCAGCAGTCCATACTTTTCGCTTTCGTGCGTGTTGAAGTTGTAGAACCACTCGGGTTTGGGCTTCGCTATTGCCATATCAGTCTTTGATGTGAATCGTTTTGCCGTTCGGTGCCACGGCAGTGTTGCCGCCTGTGATCACCCACAGCACTTGCGCTGGCCAGTCACTGCCCCAGTCATTACCAACGTATCCGTCAGTGAGCATGATCACGCACTCGGGCTTGATCTTCTGCTCGTTCAGATACTCGGACACACAGCTTGGGCTTGTGCCCCCGCCACCTTTCGGTTGGGTAGAGCTAACAATGTTGGCAACGTCATGCTCGGTGTACTCCTCGTGTCCCGCCACACGCCCGTCCCAATACAGTAGATCGACCTTCTCAGGCTTGACCTCCTCGGCGATGCCCTTGACTTCGGATAAGAACTCGGCCAGCTCCTTGCCGCCTACCGATCCTGACGTATCCACACCAACAACCAAGTGGCCAACTTTCTCTCCGATCATGCTCGGCATATACATACCCGTACTCAGGAACCTGCGGTTGACCCTGCGCCAGCTCGATGTGTCCTTGGCACTGCACGTAGCCTTGACAAACTCACGCAACACTTCGCGCCAATCAACCTTGGGCTCAAGCAACTGCTCCAGCTCGCGGTTCGATAGACCAGTTCCCTTGCCAGCTACCTTCTCATGCGCCATGAGACCTTGACGGATGGCTTGGTCAATGTCACGCTCCAGCTCCTTGACCTCCTCGGGGCTCAGGCCATTGGCCTCGGCCCAGTCATGCAGGTCCATGCCTTCGCCTTCGCCTTCGCCATCGCCATCGCCGCCCGCGTTGCCGCTCTCTTTCTCCTGCTTGAGAATGTCGAACACTTGCTTGGTGCTCATGCCACGGAACCGTTCATCGCACAGGCCCATCTGCTTGCCCTTCATCGGACCATCGCGGTAGATCGGCATGGCGATCGTGCGCCCGTTCGGGTCCAAGTCTTTGAGCATCAGGTTGATCACGTAGTCCATCGCGTTGTTGGCGAGTCGTGCGTCCTCCTCATGCAGTCGCTTCCACGTAGTCATGTGGCGGTACATCTTGTGCCCCGCCTCGTGCGCCACAACAAAGTTAAGCTCTGGCTCTTTGAGTGACTGTATGAACTTGCGCCCATACCGCTCGTCTCGGCCATTGGTACACGCCGTTGGGATGTTGTCATCCACCCGTGTGCTACCGACCATCATCACACCAGACAGCAATGCGAACTTGGGGTCACGCATCAAACTGATCTTGGCTTTTTGCAATTTGCGTTCTTCTAACATTTGTTACCTTTCATTGCCAATCTCGACCACTTTCATGGCCGCTTCAAACGAATCAAACACGCCGAGAATCTCGGTCGGCCCATCGACTTCATCCGGGCTTCGCATGACAAACGCCCTTCCGGTTGTCGTCAGCTTGCCCATCTGGGTGTAGTAATCACCCGGTGCGTCAGTAGGTACAACCTCCCGCCACACCCACAGTCTTTTAGTCATCGCTTCTCCTCCTCTGCTGTTAACAGCATGGATACAAACCCAAGCACAGCATAGTAGTCGTGCCCTTCGTACAACACCTCGCGCTTAGGTGGCGTGTTGATGTCCAGTCGGTGCCCCCACTTGATCAGGGTGAACTGATACTGCGGTAGCCGCTCGTAGTGGCCGAACACCTGCTGTCCTATCTCTAACTGATAGCTCCAGTTGAGTTGCTTGAGCTCCTGCAACTTCCACTCAAGCTCCTCCCACCCGAGCGGATAGTTCTGCATTGCAATGCTTGCGTACAGCATCAGCCCTCCGGTGGTAGTAGTAACTTCATCATGTTGGTCAGCTCCTTCATGCTGTCGAACTCGTGGATGCGCTCGAACTTGTTGTCACCTTCGGCTCGGTACAGCACATACTTGGGTACCCCGTTGTCCACAAACCCACCCACTGAGTAGCCAGCTTTGAAGAGTCGGTTGTAGGCGAACGTGTCCACCCACCCGTTGTCCATTTCAAAGTCTCTGTCGTTCACAGCAGGTCTTGGTTCTTTGCAACCCAGTCGGCAAACGCTTTGCATGAGAACGCAATCGCTTGTTTGCTTGGTGTCTTGGCGATGTTGATCGCGAACACTGCTTGCCACTCGGGGCTGAATCGTTGCAGATACTCCATGAATGGGGTGATCGTTGTCTTGTCGATACGGGCAATCGCACCAAACACCACAATCGCACATGCACCGGGGGACGTAGGAATCTTGGTGTTCTTCGGGTCCTTGGTTGTGGCTTCCCACGTAGGCAGTTGATCAGCAAACTCGATGTACGCTTGCATATCACGGGCACCAGCTTCGCCGATAGCACCAGTCAACGCACTGATCACAGTCTCAGGGTCATTCACACCGCGAGTCTTAACAATGTTAGATGCGGTCTCAAGTGAACGTGGCGAGACAAAAGCGTTCTGTGTCTTGCGTGGGTTGTAGATGTACGGGTTCTCGTTCTGCGCCCCATCGGTGTACGATGCAAGCACTTGCGGGAATTGATGTACCCATGCACACACCTCGGGCGCGATGCCCTTGGGCATGGCCCACTCCAGCCACTCGTCTGCACTTGGCTTGGCAATCGTCACGGGGACCAGTCGGTTGCGGCTGTGCGCTTTCAATGAGTCGCCCACACCATCGGTGGTCAGGTTACCCGTCAAGAACACAATGGTTTTGTCCTTGTCCAATGGAATGTCACCGAGTCGTGGGTTTGCCTTCTCAAGCATGGGGTGCAACATATTCTTCACGGGGTCGGCACCCTTGGTGAACTCGTCCAGCATGATGACCAGCGGCTTGCCGTTCTGCACTTTGAATCGTGCGTTGGGGTAGTAGCGGGTGGTGCGTGTGTCATGGTCGATCACAGGCATTGCGATGTCGCCCAAGTCCATATTGGGTACGTCAATATACGCATAGTCATAGCCGAGGCCGTTCGCAATATCCTCCAACAAGCTGGACTTGCCGATGCCGGGTTCGCCCTGCAACAAGAACCGAGTCTCGGGGTTGGACTTGATCAAGCCAGCGGCTTGCTTGAGGGTGATGCTCTTACCAAAATTGATTTCAGCCATTTCTAATACTCCAAAGTTTCTGATGTGCCCGATCTAACATCTGTTAGATTTGCCGGGGCTTGGTTGCGATCAGTGAGCGAATTCCCACTGAACTTATATTGTACCACAGTTGATTGACAATGTCAAGTTATTTGGCCCTTCGGGTGGTCAACTGTTCGTGACCGCACCGAGAACACATGATTGCAATATCCACATTTGTAGACAGTCACAGTGAGATTTTTCCCCCTACCAAACCTAACCACAAGGCAGTCGGGGTTCTTACATAAAGGGCACATTACTTTTCCCCCTCCATCCAGCTGTTGTACTTCGTCTCGGGGAGTTTGCCCTTGGGCACCTCGTAACGCTCAAGTACCTCGGGTGCGAACCACTTGAACAGCGCCGTGTCCAGCGTAGCCTTGGCCGGGGCCACATCGAGCCACACTGATCGGGCACCTACATCACCTCTCTTCTCGGTAATGTTCGTGTGCTTGTACGACAACACCACCAACGCCGCCTTGTGAAAGTTGGTGTGCTTGCTCTCCTCGGGTTGATCGCTCTTGATCAAGTCCAAGAACTTCTGCGTGGTGCTCTTGTACTCGTCCTCGTTGATTTTGTGCCATCCGGTGTACGTCCCCGGCTTCATGGTCAGTCCCCTCCAGTCGTCAACATTTACTGTGAGATAGTCTTTGTCCCAATACTCCTTCGATCCAAGGCTGTCGGCCAGCTCTGTGAACGTGCAGTTGATCATCGAGCGCATCGGGCCGTAGTATTGGCCTTGTGCATCTTGAGCGCGTAGCTTGATGAACCCTTTGAAGTAGTCGTAGAAATCCTTGAACCGAGCCCTAACAATGTTGGCACCCTTGCGGTTGATGCGGTAGGCGTAGTGCGTCTGCGTGGTCAGTGGTTGCAAGCGACCATTCTCATCTTTGCGTAGGCGTAACATTTCGTTGTTACAAAGCGCGAGTGCATGGCCGCTGAAACGAACGATCGTTTTGCCCCGTTGCCCGTTGACGTGCACACCACTCCCCAACACCTCTTGAATGAACATATGCGTGGACGCCGTGGCATACCCGCCGTTGCGAATGTGAATCTCCCCATCGGGCATGAACGTCACCACCGGGGTTCTGTACAACACGCACTCGATTGCATCGGTTTGTGAGTCTTTGCGTATGCTGTAGCAGTCGGCATAGCGCCGCTCAGCTAGTGGCCGCAGGTCAACGCTTCGCCCACGTATCGGCTTGGTGTTCCCCCACCAGCGGTGCGCCGTTTCGTAGTCCCGGAATGTCGGCACCTTCTTTACTGTTTGGTATCCCATGTCATTTCTCCTTTGTTTCTACACTCAATGGTTGTGCAAGCTCAAGCATCTTGAGCAGTGTGTCTCTGTCGTTGCTTTCGTGGAAGAAGGTCGGTAGTGACTCCTCATATGATGGCCTGACTTTCTCTCGGCGTTCTTTCATCTTCGCCAAATGCTTCTGCCACGTTTCCTTTCTCGTGACTTTGAGTAGGCGGGTGTTTCCGTTGTTCCATGTCCGCGCCCACAGCACCCAGACTCTTTGTCGTGCCACATCACACCACCTTATTTAGTTTGTCCAACACATACTCACGCATCAGTTCGTAAGCCTCATCCTTGCGACCCTCTCGGTCGTGAATCCAGATACGGGTGAGCATCTCGTCTCCGTGTCCTTCGTGCCCAAGCCCTCGGCTCTCGTACTCCTCGCGGATTTCATCGTCATCGAACTCTTCCAAGTCCACATCTACGTGTATATACGGCATCTCATCTCTCCTTGATTGCGTACACCTTGACTGTCTTCAGTGTCGGGTACAGGGTTGTGAATCTATCCTTAGCCAGCTTCATGTTCTTGGCCTCGATGCGCTCGGTTATCCAGTTGCCAAACCTTGCGCTCCATCCTGTTGCCATATACGTTCCTAACATCTGTTAGTTCTCCTTCAATGAATCAATCCACGCTTGCTTGGATTGCTTGTACTCGTCCATGAGGTACTGTCGCGCAGATATGCCCTTGACGGCACACGCCTTCGCCGCTTGCATGATCAGCACATCTTCCAAGTCCTTGTCCATCACATACAAGCACCTCGCCAAATCCTCGGTCTCTTTCACCACCCAGTCAAACGTGCGGTAGGTGTCGTGTGCGAGGGTTAGCTGGGCGTACTCGGCTGGGTCTCTCGATGTCCCCAGTATGCTCAGCAATATCCCCGGCGTCAGGTCGCCAGCGTGTGAGCAGTCGAACCCGAACGTGCCTTTGTCGCTGTACGTCAGTCCTCCGTGTACGTTAGCCATCACATCGTTGTAACTCAGCCCGTAGTAATGATGCTTCTTCGGCACAGTCACATACCCACATAGGGCCAGTGTCAGCGTGTTGCGCTTGACCTCGCACTTGTACTTGGTCGTTGGTTCTACCCACGCTTTGTGGTCAGGCTCGGTTTCCCATGGCCTGTCTGGCATCAGCAGTTTCAGTTTGTGTTTTGCATCTAACATTTGTTACCCCCTCATGTGCCACGGGTACATCATTGACCCCACCCCCGTTTGTGGGAACGTGATGCTCAGTAGCTCCTTGGTGTCGAGATACGTTGCACACACGCCCTTGTACATCTCCTTGGCCTTGAGCACCTCTTCATCGGTCGCCTCTGGATTTGCAAGTAGCTGCATCAGACTCGCTTCAATGTCCTCCTTCAAGGCTTTGATCTTGCGCCACCTCAATATGGCCGCTTGTAACTGGATGCTCATTTGGTTATCTCCTTCTCTTGTATCCAATAGACGTAGCCACACCCGTCGTCGGTGTTCTTGAGGTGGCGCAGTCCTGCTTCAGCCAGCACCTTGTCGATGAACACGGCCTCAAGCCACGGCTTTTCGGTGTCACTGCCCCACAGCAGCCAAACAAGTCTCATACCACCTCCAGCGCCAAGAACACCACAAAGAACACGGCAAGCAGGGCAAAGATGATCGCCTCGGCTTTGTCGCTGATCAGCTCCCTGTGCGTTGGTATCGGCTCGGGTGGGCCTTTGTATTTGGTTGGTTTGTTTTCTAACATTTGTTACCTTTCACTTCGTGGATGCTTTCTGTATGTCAGTTTACGTGATTCTGTCGTTCGTTACTTACTAACAAGTTGTGGAGAAATGGTGGCAAGCCCGGCAAGGGTGGCAACCCCTCACTTCTCCACTCTCCGATACGCAGTCAGCCAGTGTTCGCCGACCACGTATCCGATGTGTTTGCTTACCCCTGCTTTGGTGTCCACGTACATCTTGGACACTCTGGAGCCGCCCATGCCGATCTGCTCGCGCAGTTCTTTGACTGTCTTGGCCCACCAGCGGTTGCCCCATTGGTCTATATAGAGTGTTGGTTCGCCGTTCATTTCTTCCCCTTCGGTGTGTACACCATGCCGTCCAGCACTTGCTTGTCGGTGAACGTGCGCTCGGTTGACCCGCCGAACTCGTCAGTCAGTCGGCACCACACGCTTGCGTTCCACTTGGCCCTTCGTGCATCGGGCAGGTGAATCCATCGGCCAGTGCGTATATCCACGCAGTCGTAGCCGTCAGCGGCTCGGACGATGTAGCAGTTTTTGTACTGCACAGGGATGCCCACTTTGGGCAGGGGCTTTGGTGTTTTGGGTTTCTTTGGGTTTGTCATTTCAGTTCTCCTCACAGTCGTGGTTCTCAAGCGCCGCATGGCGCAGCTCGGATGTGCTCTCGTAGTCGTAGCACTGAAAGCCCCAGCTCTCCAAGTAGCTGATCAGCTCGTCACGGGTTGCAGTCTCAATCTGGTCTCGGCTCATTCCTCACCCCTCCTCGCTCAAGTCCATGTAATCGCCGAGCACATCGGTGAACTCAAAGTTCTCGGTTGCCTCTTGTAGCGCAGTGGCATCGCTGTCCTGCACGAAAAAGGAACGACCGCCTCGGTGGTTTTCTGTAACGCGATATGCCCACCCGTTGCCGTGGCTCTGCACGATGTAGCGTTTGTCCATTGTTACGAATTCGATGCTCATTGAGTTGTCTTTCTCTTGTGGTTACGTTGGAATGGGTTGTGTTGTTGATTGGCGAACCAAGAAAAAACTAACAGATGTTAGGTTCAGGTTTGGTCGCCACGGGTGGCTTTTTGGTTTGTGTCTTTGAGCACTCGGTAGGCAGACTCGGGTGTGACGTATTGGTAATTGCCCTTGCCGTACTCCATGACCACGCACCATGAGGCACGTTCGACAGCGGCGGCATCCTCACCGCAGAACAGGCACAGTCGGTAGCCGAGTGCCCAGCGTTCGATGTGCACGTCATCGCCGCACTCGCGGCATTCTTTCCAGTCGGTGTTTTCTAACATTTGTTACCTTTCGGTGGTTTGGGGTTTGTGTAGCAGGCGATTTCCCACTACATCTATATTGTACCACATTGTTATGGATATGTCAAATGTTTTGGCGATGTGTTCGGCTGTATCTTTTTGTGGTGCGATGTGCAAGATTGTGTGAAAAGATTTTGTAACAGGATGGTGGAACGTAACGGGAAACGTAACACGCTAAGTCGTTGATTCGATTGAAGAAAATGGGAAAAAATGATGTAATGTTAAAATGTTAAAGAAAAAACAATATATGTATATGAGGCGCCCAAAATGTGTGTGGTACGAATTGCGCTTGGTGTCTTGCTCATTGCTTGGAAAGTCGCCATGCATTTTCCCAAAAACGCGTAACATTTAACATTATGAGCTAAGTCGTTGATTTTAAAGGAAAAACAGCATTTTGTGTTTTTAACAATGCAGTCGGATTCTGTAACAGAGCCACATTCGGGCCTTTTTTCTGTAACAGCGTTGCGCCGTGGCTACCCCCACGCAGGGAACTGGTATGCCTCTACGCTAACAACTGTTAGCCTTCGCTCTACTTTGGCACTTGGTACGTATTATCTTTGGCACTCATTCTGGTATTCATTCTAAGCTACCCCCACACAGGGAACTGGTTTAGCCGCGCCGAGCGTCAACATTAAATCCGGGTACAAAAAAGCCCGCCCTAACAAATGTTAGAAAACGGGCGCAAAAAAGCCCCGGGGTTGCCGGGGCTTGGGAGGGGTTAGGGTTTAGCCGAGGGTGTCAACTTCACCGCCGAGGGCTTCAAAGACTTCCATCAGTGTGCCCTTATGCTCGGATGCTTTGCAGTCTTCGCCCGATTCCTCGGCCTTGAATATGCGGTTAATGATTGTCTTCAACTCGGCCAATGTTTTGCCGTCAGTGTCTGACGCGCCCTTGACTCGGTTACCGGCGGTTACATAACCGCTAGCTTCCTTGACCCGTTGCCAATATACGTCAACTGTACCTTTACCGAAACCGGCTTCTG